TTCGCTTACGGAACTATGGAATACATTTTATCCAGTTGAACACTTAAGCTCGCTGAGGAAACTTTCTTATTTCCCTGACAAAGAAGGAAAAGTGCGCACCATTGCGATATTAGATTATTGGTCACAGACTTGTTTAAGGCCTCTTCATGATGTTCTTATGGATATCATAAAGAAAGTCAGAACAGACTGTACTTTTAATCAAAATCACTTTCAAAGCTGCCTCCCGAAAGGTGGTTACTATGCAAGTTTAGACTTGAGTAACGCTACCGATCGTTTACCGATTGAACTTCAAAAGAGAGTTCTCACAGCTATCATTGGCAGTAGAAAGGCTGAAGCTTGGATCGAAATCCTTACTTCAATACCTTTCACTTTGAAAGGCTATCCTCCCATTACTTATGGGGCTGGACAGCCAATGGGTGCATTTTCATCATGGCCAGCAATGGCTTTAACACATCACTTCATCGTAAAGTGGGCAGCCTTAAGGTCTGGTAAAACAGACTTTTGGGACTACGCTCTACTCGGTGATGATGTGGTCATTGCTGATCGCCTGGTTGCAGCAGAGTACATCTCGCTCATGAACGAGCTTGATGTTCCCATTTCTCCGACAAAATCTCATTCATCAACTAAGATTTATGAGTTCGCGAAGAGGTGGGTCTACCAGGGCGAGGAGGTTTCCCCCTTCTCCCTTGGTGGTCTCTTAGAAACTTGGAAGAGATATTCGTATCTCCACAACTTTCTAGAAAACCAGGCGTGTCACGGTTGGAATTTACCTGAAGATCAGCACCCTTGTCTCATCCTTAACATTTATAGAATTCTAGGCAAAGCTTACCAAGGTAAGCGAGTTGCCAAACTATATATGTTGTTTGGAGCGATCATGCAAGGAAAGCGTGAGAAATATAAATCTCACAAGCCTTATGAGGCTCTCCAGAAATACTGGGGCTTTCCAGAGCTAGACAGCCAAAAGGCAGCTCAGATATCTTACGATAGTCTGAAAGACTGTGTTTTGGTTTTGCTCCAAAAGGATGTGGAAACGTGCCAAAGCGGAGCTTATAGTATCCTTTGTGAAATGGATACACTCTGCAATGCGCACTTTCCGGGCTTGCTCGACAAGCTAGACAAAGAAGCTACAGCGCGAATCAATCCGGTTATTGCTATTGCAAACAATATGCAGGACCGTCTTATGGATGACTTAATGTTGACCTTTGATCCTGACACACCAGTTGAATTACTACTGGAGTTACCAGGTCTAGGGCGCAACATCATCTCAAAAGAGATATTCGCACTACGTGCTTCCCGCTTGATTCTATCTAGTAGATCAAGACTCATTAAACCCTTCATTGAGAAAGTAACCGAAGTTACCAGCTCTCTGAGCAATTCGTCCTGAACTTTCTTGAACAGAATGTTCGCGGCATCAGTATTACCAGAGCAATCTCTCGAAAGAGAGCGACTGGGAGGGAACTCACAAGGTTCCCGGGCTGACTGATGTCTGTCC